GTGGTAAAATGCTTATTGAGTGGGGTATGGACGAAGAAACAATACCTGATGAAACTAAAGAATACGATGCTAACGTTTGGGTAGTTGGCAATTTTGTTATTAAGGCTGTACTTAACTACGACCCATTAGGAGAAAAACCATATGCTAAAACATCTTTTATTAAAGCCCCTGGCGCGTTTTGGGGTAGGGGTATACCAGAGATTATTGAGGATGTGCAAAATGTTTGTAACGCTGCCGCTCGCGCTTTGGTCAACAATATGGGCATTTCGTCAGGCCCCCAAGTCGAAGTCAACCTCGAAAGAATCCCGCCCAACGAAGACATCACGCAACTCCACCCGTGGAAAATCTGGCAAGTCACGAACGACCCGCTAGGAGCAAATGCTCCTGCTGTAAGGTTTAACCAGCCAGATGATAATGCTAATACGTTGGCAGCTATTTATGATAAGTTTGCGAAGCTAGCTGACGATCACTCGGGTATACCTTCCTACGTTACGGGTGATCTGAATGTCCAGGGTGCGGGTAGAACCGCCTCTGGGCTTTCAATGTTAATGGGCTCCGCAGGAAAAGGTATACGACAAATTGTTATGCATATAGATAATGATATTATAAAACCAGTTATCCAACGTATTTTCTTATACAATATGCGGTATGATGAAGATGAATCTATTAAAGGAGATCTGGCAATAATACCTAAAGGTGCAGTTAATCTTGCGGTTAAAGAAACTCTTAATGTGCGGAGAATTGAATTTCTTAATGCTACAGGCAATGAGATTGATGCGGAAATTATTGGCAAAGAAGGCAGGGCTGCTATCCTTAGAGAAGTTGCTAAGAGTCTACAAATGCCTGTTGACGATATTGTTCCCTCTAAAGAAAAAGAAGGAGCTAGGACTAGGATTGTTAAAGCTGAACAAGCCCAAGCTTCTCCTCAAGCAGGTGTAACACCTCCTGAAGGGGGAATGGAGGCTAATACAGTTATGAATAGAGATACAGGACGGTCTGGATGAAACGACCTGATGAAAGAACACTAAAAGCTTTAGCTTATGTTGCTAAGCAGTTTCCTGAAATTACGGAATGGCTTGACAATTGGCGTATGCATGAGTTAGAAACTTTACCTAGTGTAACTAATAACGTGACACTACAACAGGGGCGGTGTCAAGTTCTTGGAGAATTATCCAAGTTATTTAAAGAAGCCCCTCAAAACGTAGCAAAGACATAGTGTCAGCTACTTAATGCACACCGAAAGGAGCAAATTATGGCGTTACCAAAGCAAGTTCAAAAGCAGTCTGAGGAAGTACAAGAGTTGTATAAAGAGTTAAATGAGGATGAAACTACTGAAGAACCAGTAGTTGACGCACCTACTTCCGACAGTGTTGAAGAGCCTGCGGCTGAGTCTTCTGATGAGCGTTCAGAAGACCACCAAGATAGTGATTGGGCCCAGAAATATCGAACACTTCAGGGTATGTACAACGCAGAAGTCCCTCAATTGCATAAACAATTGCAAGACCAAAATTCAAAACTAGCTCAATTTGAGCAGCTTTTAGCTACAATGAACCAGCAAAAAACCCAACCTCCTAAAACAGAACCTTTGGTTACTGATAAAGATGTTGAAGAATATGGTGATTCTATTGATGTTATGCGTAAGGTCTCCAAAGAGGAACTTAATGGTGTACATGGCGAGTTAAATTCGATGAGAGCACAGCTTGCTCAGTTAACTCAAACTACTGTTCCCCAAGTACAGCAACTTAGTAATAGGATTGGCAGTACTCAGGAGCAAATGTTCTGGTCAAATCTCTCAAGTATAGCCCCCGATTGGCAAAATATAAACGACTCTCAGGGTTTTCAAAATTGGCTGTTAGAAGTAGATCCATTATCAGGTGTCACTCGACAAGTCTATTTAGAAGATGCTCAGAAAAAGTTTGATGTCGAACGGGTTGCCCAATTTTTTCTAACTTGGTCTAGCTTAAACGGTACAGAATCTGCTCAACAAAAAAAGCAAGCTTCTAATGGCGAACTTAAACGGCAAATATCTCCTAAAAAAGGTAGGAGCTCTGGTGCTAACATATCTGGATCTAAGTCTGCATATACGCAAGCCGATATAGGTAAGTTTTATGCAGATATACGTAAGGGTAAGTATAAAGGTCGTGATGAAGAGCGAGCAAAAATCGAACGTGACATCTTTGCCGCACAGGCAGAGGGTCGCATAACTTAAACTATGCATTAAGGAGGTCAATATGGCTTTTGCAACATCCCCTGGGCATCCAACGTATACTGGGAATTTTATTCCTGAGATATGGTCTGGTAAGCTCGTTGAGAATTTCTACGATGCCACTGTGCTCGCAGCAATCTCAAACACCGATTACGAAGGTGAAATAAAAAGTATGGGAGATACGGTTAACATTCGTACCACTCCTGAAATCACAGTCCAAACCTATGTTAAAGGTCAGACTCTTACAGTAGAGCAGCCTGATAAGCCAAAGCTACAATTGCTTATTGATAAGGGTGAGTACTTTGCATGCATCGAAGACGATGTAGATGAAGTACAAGCTGACATTAATATGATGGATCAATGGTCTAAAGATGCTTCTGAGCGTATGAAGCTGAAAATTGATACACGTGTTTTAACTGACATGCTAACTGATGTACATGCTAGCAACAAAGGAATTACTGCTGGAAGAGTATCTGGCAATATTGATATTGGTGTAGCAGGTGATCCAGTTGCTCTTACGAAAACAAATGTTATCGAGAGCATTGTGAACATGGGTACAGTTCTTGACGAGGCTAACTGCCCTGAAGGTGATCGCTTCTTAGTGATTCCTGCAAAGGTAGGCGGCTTAATTAAGCAATCTGATCTTAAAGACGCTTCTATTACTGGAGACGGATCTTCCCCTCTACGTAATGGGCGCTTAGGCATGATTGATCGTTTTACTGTTTACGTTTCTCATAACCTATATAAAAGTGGTTCTGAGTATAGCGTAATAGGCGGTCATAAAATGGGTTTTACGTTTGCATCTCAAATGACAAATATGGAAACCATCAGGTCTGAAACAACTTTTGGTAACATCATTCGTGGTCTTCAAGTTTACGGCTATAAAGTCGTTAAGCCTGAAGCTCTTGCCACGCTTGTGTGCACAGCATAAAGGAGGGCTAGAAAATGGCTGCTTATACAGACTCACACGGCTTTGATAAAGGTTCTGCAGCACACGTTGCTAAAGGTCTTAACAGAGTCGGCTATATGGAAGTTACACTTGACTTCGCTAAAATAACTACCGATAGAGCTGCAGCAGGGGCAACTGCTCTTGCAGCTGGTGACTCTATCGAAGTACTTTCAGTACCAGCTAATTCTTTAGTGATGGCTGTTGGTGCTACTACTGAAACTGCTGAAGGCGCAGCATCAACGTTTGACATCGGTCTTACTGGTGGAGACGTTGATTTGTTTGTCGATGGGGGTGATGCTAACGCAGCAGGCACTACTCAGTCAAATGGCGCTGGCTTAGATGGCGATAACCAAAGCCATTACTTTGCAGCTGCAGATACCATTGATATGCTTATTGGTGTATCAGGTGCTGTAACCGATGCTGCTAAGATTAAAGTCTGGGCAGTTGTAGTAGACTGTTCATAATTAAGGTGTAAGGAGATTCTTAACGTGGCCTCCTTTTAACAATAGGAGATATTATGTCTGAAAAAAGAAGATGGCTTAGGAATATTGTTGATGGGGAGATCTACGGCTGGAATGAAATTTTAGCTGAAAATCCTAGAACTGAAGAAATTTCAGAAGAAGAAGCGTTCCCTGAAAAATTTATTTCCAAAAAACAAAAAAGCCGTAAAGCTAAAGTTACTTTAAATACAGAAACTGTTGTAGACGATACACCAAAAGTTTCTGCTGAAGTTGAAGAAGAAGCCTCAAGGGGTTTAGAGAGAGCAAGAGATAGTAAAGGCCACTTTATTGCTGACGATCCTACTACTGATGTAAATGAAGCATGGGATAAAAAGTGATATTAAATGATGTAATTGCAGAAGTACGTAATTTAGTACAAGATACTGATTCTAATGCCTATAGGTACACTGATGCAGTCTTACTAAAATTTGCAAACCAGACGCTAAGAAGGGCCTCAATTTTTAGACCTGATTTATTTTCTCTACAAGCTAATCTGTCTTGTGTTGCAGGAACAGTTGTGCAGACTGCCCCTACCGACTCCATACGATTAATGGAAGTTTATTATAATGTAGGCGGGAATGGCATTATTGAAACTAGTAGAGAAGCTTTAGATCAAGCCTACCCTACCTGGATGAATGACAGTGCAGGTGCTACAGTTAATTGGATACGTAATATTCGTAACCCGAATAAATTTTTTGTTTACCCTAAGGCTCCGTCAAGCCATGAAATTGTAATTGAGTATGCTCAAACACCGCCTACTTATGCTGGAGATGCTACAGTTGCATTGTTGCCTGATGCTTATTTTCCAGCTATTATAGATGGTACAATATTTTTAGTTGAATCTATTGATAACGAACATGTTAATTCTAATAGAGCTGCGTTATTCCAGCAATCTTTCTCTCAAGCTTTAGGTATATCATCTCAGACACGACAAATAACAGATACAGAAAGCGGTGGGTTAGCTGAAGAAGAGGTAGTATAATGGCGAAACGTTTTGATAGTTTAGTTAGTAGGTTGTCTCCTAGTGTCCCTGGTTGCCCGCAGCCAGTCATAGAGCAATACGTTAGGGATGCTGCAATAGAAGCCTGTGAAAAAACTCTTGCTTATAGATATGTACAACCTAAAATTCCTTTAACAACAGGAGTTTATGATTATCCTTACGATCCTCCTACTGGGACAGAGGTCCACGCTTTTTTAAGTGCAGCTATAGACGGTACTAGATTATCCCCTTTAACATTAGAAGAACTACAG